TGCTTTAAATCTTTTCCAAATTCCTATTGGGGTGAAATAAGAAAAGATATGTTCAATCCTTTTGCTATATGTATCTCTTTGAGCGGGATCATCAATATCAAGATCATTTTCTTTAAGTACATCTTTGTTGAATTTGTATTCATGTACTGGATCTACATATGTAAGGTATTGATCACAACAGTCTGCATCATTCAATCTTTCTCCAGCTACTACAGGAGGTAATTCACCTGAAGACCATGTAATATGAAGAGGAAATCCAGGTAATTCATTGCCATCTTCATCGTATCTTCTTAATTGATTCCTAAGAATACGATTTGTTGTTCCGCCTTCATGTAATTTAAGGTTTATTAGTGAAGCAAGAATTTCACCATCATCATAAATACCAATATGATCTAGTTTAATCCAATCATCTTCTTCAACATTCTGTGGAAATGCACAGTTATCAGGTTGATAATGGTATGTAACATGATGTTTACTTAAAGCAAATGCAGCTTTATTTTCTTTTATAACTGGTTTAACCAAAAATACACCAGTAAATATGTCTCTTTCCATGTTATCTCCTTCCTAGCATGCCATGATTGCAAAAACCTTTACAAATTCTCTTTAATCTATAAGGATTTATAAGTTTGCCATCAAGACCACGCTTTTTGTTCTTTTTACGAGTTACTTTCATTGTTTTCTCCTTTATAAAACCTTTGGGAACATTGTACATGATAGAAGAGGTATAAACCCATAAACCTATCCTTGTTTCCCCTACAATGCTCCCAAATTTTAATGTTGTGCAAGGCTGTCTGAACTTTATACCAGCTATGAACTGGCACCGTTGAGAGACATTCCAATGGCTTTTTTAATAAGCTAAGTCTTAGGAAATGTGATCTCTTTTTCAACTCAGCAAAAAATCATTTCTCGAACGACACAACATATTGTTATTATGTCTCATCCTGTGAAGTCCGCTTTTAAGGTCTTCTTACCTGTATCGGTTAATCTAGTAAATCCATACACATTTTAACCATAGAGTCATAAAACTCCTGCAACTAGAATGGTTGTCTCCTTATCCTATTCGTCTTTGTATTAGAAGTGGACATTCTAGATCATGCCTAGCTTTCTGAGTATGCAGTATATTAATATCATACTGTAACTCTTTAATCACCTTATTCTTTTGTAAGGCATTAATGATTGCTATGATTAGAATTAATCCTATAAACATATTGTAGATCATGTTCCGTTTCTCCTTAACTATTTAAAAGACAATAATCAAATATTAAGAATATTGCTAAACAGATGATTATTATTATCCAAGATTCTAACATTGTTAGTTCTCCTTTATTAAATCTTTGGTTATAGTCCTTTCAAGACTTGGTGATTGTAATCACTATAAAACATATGAACTGATGCATAACGACGTACTTGCAATAGTGAAGCTCTCCTAATGGGTTGGAAGCCCGAGCCCTTGTTGCTTTCCTCATCAAGATAGGATCCTGAATAAGTTATAACACCAGTCAAATGAGTGCAGACTCTTTACATGATGTAAACCACTGCGAGATTATAGAATCACAGTTCTATAACAACATATTACCCATTGGTCATCTTTTTAGTGACTGTAATCACCTAATAAGACTAACGGACATTCGCAAGAATGTATCAAATATCTATCTGATCATGACCACTTGAAGGTTGGGCTGTCATGCCATGTTTTGATTCTAAATGTATAAATTACCACTCTTTACCTGTTGTAGTGGAACGATTTTTTACATTACACAGTTCGGTAGGAGTTAATATATATATAGTATAAAGTAGTACAGTGTATTGGGGGAAGTATTACTACCTCCCCCTCAGGGCTGTCTCTCCCATTTATTGGTCTAAAGCCGCATTATAGCTTGATTTCCTTAGATGTTTCAGCAAGAAATTCGCCACCATTTTCAATGATGACCTGCATAGCTTCAGGAGTTGTAACAGTGACTTCCTTCTTCTGCTTTGTTCTGCAGAGGTAGGCTGGTACTTCTATGACTTTTGCTTCGCCACTCATACCAGTTGCAAGTCCAGTAATAATCTGTACAGCTTCATCAACATCAGCTTCAGCTACTTTACCTAAGAATAGGCGTTTAGCTACAGTTTGTTCACCAGCGGTTAGAACGTTACCTACACTTTTCAGTGCATCAGCATCAAGCCAACGATCACGTTCACGCTTAGGTCTACCTATTTGTATTCCCATTAATGTTCTCCATATTTATTCAAAAAGAATTAAATAATTCAAAATGAAAAATAACGTAATCACGATAGTGAAAATCCCACGTTAGGGGGTAGGGTCTATATAAAAGACCACACATCAAAATGCCACAATTTTTAAAACTTTTGTTAAATCATATATTTTTTATATATTCGCTACCGCAGATTCAAAGAATATCAGCCTTTTAGTCCCCTTGCAATAGTTCTACTACGAGGTTCAGAAGTCGGGTTGTAGGTTATCAACATAGTTAACTGAGTTGTCCCCGATACTGCAGAAAACTGCTGAAATATAAGTCTTAAGTATGGGAGAAATAACTGGCTTTAGACGAAATTTTCAGTTAAAATTAATTTCTCAGGGGAAAAGTATATCCATTTGTATAATTTTATATGTAGTTTATAGCATGAAGATATATCACCTTACGATAGGCATTAATGAAGAAATGGAAGAAGTTGAATTCATCCAGGAAGAGCAATATCATGTAGATCCTAGAGAAGAAGTTCCTGATCCTGTAGTAACAGCAGAAGCAGCAGCAGAAGATGACGATTTTCATCAATGGATTAAAAAGCTTATACGTAATAGATTTAATATCATAGGACGTGCTTGAATTATTACGCCCCCTGGCGGGGGCTGTATTATGAGACATTACAAAGTAAATAAGATAAGTCACACAGTATTTGAGTCTATGGATGAAGTCCCTTCAAGTGTGGACGTTGTACCCGATTGGCGTGTCTCTCATATTGGTGATTGGGTACAGGCTGATGATGGCTGCGTAATCCAGGTATTAAGAAAGGGTAAAATGATTCGGAACAAGGGCAAGGATCGTATACGCAGCTATATCGGCACATGTACAGGAACATTTGTATGTATACCACGTACTAAGATGGATACATCCAGGAGAAGGAATATTTACTCAATTGGTGGGGAAATGTCTGCAGATGAGCGAGTCTCTTCCCGAACTACGCTCTCGAAACACGAGGTATTGTTTGTACAGTACCTTTCCTCAGGACTCGCAGCCCAAGACGCATATCTAAGGGCATTCCCTACCAATAATCCCCACTATGCTAATACCAAATCATCTAATCTTATAAAAACAGAAAGGGTAATAAAAGCTATGAAGAAAGAATTGGAACCAATTATAGAGGAATTGGGAATAAGCCCAAAGTATGTACTTGACAGGATAAAGTCAGAAGCTGATGGTAGTGAAAAGGCAGATACACGCCTTAAGGCATTATTCAAGCTTTCTGATATCCTGGATCTGGAAGATAAGTCCAGTACTAAGATAACACAGGTAACGGGAGCTTTGTTTGAAGGTTTCAGCAATGATCAGTTAGAAGCCGTAGAGCGTCCAAAGGAGTTAGAGGCATGAGGTATTGGCTACAATCATTAGCTGAGAATGGATTCGATGTATTCCATGCAGTATATGTACCTATATTACTTATAATATACCATTACTTACTTAGGTGGTATTTGAACATAAAGTTCGATGAAATAAAGAATAAGATAGATAAGTTATAGTTTTTGCTTTGTAATTGTCTTTTTTCGTATAATAAGGTACGATAAATGGCTAATATTAATACAAAAAATGTATCAAAGGCCGAAGAACAGCTAGAATTAGCTAGAAAAGACCTTGTAGCTTTTGGTAAATTGTTTCTTCCAGATGATTTTATGCGATCTGAGACTCCATTCTTCCATTATGAAGTTACAGATGCTCTTATGGATAATCAATACAGGCAATTAGCCATTATTTTACCAAGGGGTCATGGTAAGACAGTATTAACTAAGTGTAATATAATGCATGACTTCTGTTTCGCAAGAGATCCGCTATTTTATGGCTGGGTAGCGGCTTCATCAAAGATATCTGTACCCAATCTTGATTATATTAAGTATCATATTGAATATAATGATAAGGTTAGGTATTATTTTGGGGACTTAAAAGGAAGGAAATGGACTGAAGATGACATCGAACTCTCAAATGGATGTAAACTTATCTCTAAATCTAACTTATCAGGCATTCGTGGAGGTGCTAAACTGCATAAAAGATACGATCTTATTGTCCTGGATGATTTTGAAGATGAGAATAACACTATCACCCCCGAATCCAGAGCGAAGATCTCGAATCTTGTCACGGCTGTGGTCTTTCCAGCTCTGGAGCCTGCAGACGGCAGGCTTAGAATTAATGGAACACCTGTACACTTTGATTCATTTATACAAAATATCCTTGTTGGGCACGACAAAGCCAAAAAGGAAAAAGACGCATTCAGCTGGAAAGTGATTACTTATAAAGCTATTATGGATGATGGTACGCCATTGTGGCCTAGTTGGTTTGGACACAAGGAAATGGAGCGTAAGAAGAAATTTTATGCAGACTCTGGTCAGCCTCAGAAGTTCTATCAGGAATACATGATGGAGGTTCAAAGTGCAGATAATTCTATCTTTACCAGAGAACATATCAAGTATTGGGAAGGAAGCTTTACCCACGACGTCGAGACGGGATTGTCTTTCATTACCCCCAATGGGCAGGATACTCAACCCTGTAATGTCTTCTGCGGGGTTGATCCTGCCACCGACAGTCAAAGAAGGGACAGTGACTATTCTGTTCTTATAGTTGTGGCAGTCACTCCAGAAAATAACATATATGTCCTTGATTACACAAGGAAGAGATCAATTCCTGTGATATCTATATTGGGTCAGGAGAAGAAGGGCATAGTGGATTATATGTTTGATTATGCTAAGATATATCATCCATCTTTGTTTACTGTAGAAGATACTAGTATGAGTAAGCCTATATTCCAGGCATTACAGTCAGAAATGCGTAGGAGAAATGATTTTAGTGTAGGATACAGGGCAGAAAAGCCTGGCACCAGGATGAGTAAGCGTGACAGGATCCAGGAAGTACTTGCACAGAGATTTGCTATAGGTCAGATCCATCTAAAGAAGGAGATGTATGATCTTCACAGGGAGATTATAACCTTTGGGCCTCGTATGGCACATGATGATACTATTGATGCATTAGCATA